AGCGCATCTGCTGTAATCCTAGATGGTGAAACAGAAGTTGACAACGTTCAAGTTAGCGCCCTTACTCCTGGTGCTTCCGGCAACGTTCCATCAGGCTCGATCAAATCTTTTGCAACCGATCCTTTCTCTGGGGCTACCGTAACGAACCCATTGCCCTTCACTACTGGTTCAGATAACGAAACTGACGATCAACTACGTGTAAGGATCAAACGTTCTCTAGCAAGCCAAGGGCTTGGAACTGCTACTGCCGTGAAGTCTGCTCTTATCGGCGCCACTCCTTCTGATGAACAAGCTACCATCGTTAGCGATTCTTTACAAATCAATACCGATGGATCTGCAACCGTATACGTTGACGATGGATCTGGTTACGAAGCTAAGAGCGCAGGCGTAGGCTTAGAGTCTATCGTGGACAGCGCATTAGGCGGCGAACAATTCTTCCAACTTCAGACTGGAGGCCGCCAGGCTCCAGTAGCTAAAGCATTTCTGCAAACCAACCTCTCTGCTCCATTCGACTTGATTGCTGGAGATACGTTGGCGGTAACGGTTGGCGAAATTACTTACCAGCACGTATTCACCAGCACGGATTTCCGATCTCCAGGTGGCGCTACTGCTTTTGAAGTAACAGCTAGTATCAACTCAGATACTGCTTTGGGATTTGAAGCAACGACTGCCGGTGGCGGCATGTTCGTGGTTATCCGCTCTAAACTAGAAGGTAACGATAGCATCAAAACTGCTGTGCCAACTACTTCTGGCCGTGATGCATCTGTGCAGATGGGTTTTTCTGACAATGCCATTGAGACCCTTAGACTTTACAAAAACAATATCCCTCTAAGCAAAGATGGCTCTACCGCTTCGGTATTTAGCCAAACGCAACAGTTATGGTCTTCTACGATTCAGAACGGAGATACGATCATCCTTTCTGTAGATGGCACCGCAGCTATTACGTATACCATCTTAGATTTAGATTTTATCGCGACCGACCTGTATACTAGCGTATCCAATGCCAACTCCCTAGATTCTTGGGTTCAAGTATTGAACGCCAAGTTAACCGGTGTAACGGTAACAATAGTTGGTCAACAACTAGAAGTGACCAGTAACCTGGGTGCCAACAATCGCGCACAGGTTGTTATCGATCCTAGCTCTACCTTAGTAAGCAAAGGGATGTTCGCCACTTCTTTGGGTCTATCCTCGCTGGGTAAGGCGTCAGACTTTACCTTGGATAGGAATACTGCTCAATTTGAACTTGTAGTGCCACTTGTAACTGGCGACAAACTTAGTGCCGGTAGCGATCAAACAGAAGCCACCATTACTAGTGGTCAAATTCCTGGCGGTAGCATAACGTTTGCGTCTGACGCACATGTTTGGATTTTGATCGATGCCCCTGGAACTACGATCCATACTGGAGTTGGAAGCAATACTACATTAGCAATTTCCAAGCCTGCCACCAATGTTATCCGCTATACCTCTTCTGTAGCGAACGCTTTTGCCAACGTTCTTCCTGGCGACTACGTAATTGTTTGGTCCAATGAGCTTCCCTCGACAAGCGACCAAATCGAGGGACGTGTTAACGCAGTTACCTCCACCACGCTAGATGTACTCATTACTGCTACCGAGTGGGCATCTGTAGTTACAACTGCCGGAATCCTTTTCATTGATGGCTTCGTTGTACTAAGAACCAACAGTGTTCCGCAGAAATTTCGTATTCAAGCTGGTACCAAGACCTTAGATCAGATTGCTCTAGAGCTTCAAAATCAGACCCAAAGCTTGTTATTCTCTGTTCTATCAGAGCAATATATAGTAGTAAGTACTGCCACGCTAGACTTGACTGGTCGAGTAATGATTGTAACGGCAGATGCTCAAGCTAAACTTTTAAATCTAACTGTTAATACATCCGATGTAAGTAAAGACTCTTTGATTGCGTTCTACGATAGCGGCGACTATCTCGCAGAATATCCTCTGTTTATCCATTCCATGTTTAGCGGTGGTGTATTCGCTGATCCAATCGACAGCTACATTTCTTCGTTCAACTCTGTTTTCAGCCTAGCTGGAAGAGATCCAAACGAAATGATCTGTATGCTGAATCCATATGGATCATCTAAAGACGAACAGCCTTATGGCGAATGCGTACAAGAAACATTCATCTCTGGCTCTACTGTTGGAATCGTACCTCAGCCAGATATTCGTAGACTTAGAACTGTAGACCGCTTCTTCGTGGCCAATCCATTGGACTTTGGTTTCAACGATACAGCCGTTGTAGTGCTAGACAACGATACTAGCGGTAAGAGTTTTGAGATTCCTTTCTACAGGAGAGGTATCGCCAATACTTCTTACGTATCGAATCCTAACAATTTCAATGCTTATGATGTAGATTCTGGTGCCTCTGCCAATTTCTCGTCTGCCTTTGGTGTAAATTTCGACTTCTCGAATTTTAAGGTCTTGATGCAGGCTAAGAAAGTTCTTAAACAGACCGCTGCTCAGACAGCTATTCTGTATAGAGCTACTAAGTGGGGCCGTAGCGGTGAAAAGATAACGGTAGCATACCAGTATCCTTCCGGTCCTAACGCCGTTATAGGTAGCACCATCGTTGTAGGTCAAACCGTAGACATTAGAATGGGTCTGCAATCGGGTGCTCCAATTGCATCTTCTATCGATCCTACCACAGAGTGGAATATCACTATAACTCCAAACGTTCCAGTAGCCGGTGTAGACCAAGTTACCTATACTTGGAACAGCGTTGGAACAGCCCCAGCCCTTTCTTTGGCTGGCGGAGAGTACGTAAATATTACCACGCAGACTCAGTTCAATACCGCTAACGATGGTATTTTTAGAATATCCACGCAGCCAGGATTCGCTCCTTCTGCTACTTCTTTTACGGTTGAGAGACCTACTGGCCAAGCAATAGCAGAGTCCAACAAGGCTTCTGGTGTCAATGGATCTATTACTTTCTATCAATCATCTGCTACCACAGCTGCTCAAATGGTAGCCTATGTTAATGCCAATCTAGCTGACTACATTTCTGCAACGCTAGTAAACGATGGCGGCATGACCGGTGCCGGTGTGCTTACGTTTAGCACCTACGAAGATAGCGATTTTACATACAGCTTCATACAGCTTCAAGATGGTATCAACTGGATTCTTTCTAGCAATCTAGGCGGCAGCCCACAGTTCGTTTTCAAAAAACCTCTAAGTCTGCCAACAGATATCGGCTATGCATTCAATAACGGAGAAGAAGTCAGACTGATCCCAACCACGATGGATCAGGTTCGCAGGCTTATCTCTGTCTTGGCCGTTACTGGTTTCTCTACCGTTGGTAACATCAACATTGTTGACCGCGCATCGCGCCTAGAGCTTTCCACTATCACCCTCGGTAGCCTAGGCTCCATCCAGATCATTGGTGGTCTCGGCAACGAATACCAGGTGCCAGTTCTAGACTCTGCTCAACGACTGGACAACGTTTATATGACCGCTTCGGCAGACAAAGTTTCTGCTCAAGGTGTCCACAGCGACCAATGGTTCAGACTACAGGCTTCCTTGTTTCAAAACAAGATCACTGGCATTTCTTCCAATACCAGCGTAACCACTATTGCTAACGATCCAATCGCTGGGGAAACTACCATCAAATTATCTGGTCGTCTGCTTACCCAGAGATATTTCGGTAGACCAAGACATAATATTCGTACCAGGGGTAACACCTTTAGGGTAGAAAAACAGGGCGCCCTCGTCTGCGTTAGCTGGAACGGTGTCGGCACTAGCCCTCAGTTCGTAAAATCTCCACTGACTTTAAATGATTCAGGCGGCGGAACGTTCAACGTATCCATTGTGTCTGGAACTAGCGATGCTCAATATGTCATCTTGACTGGCAATACCAATTTTTCAGAACTTTCGATAGGCGACCTACTCACTGTTTCTGGTCTACCTGCGTCTGGGAATAACGGCTCTCTGCTCGTAACCGGCGTATCTGATGATGGTAAAACCATTCAAGTACAGAATCAAAACGCAGTAAATGAGTTTTCCAGCGGAACGTTTACTTTCACGGCAAATGCTAACCCTGGAGACGTATTTGGCGTTGGTGCGACCAATCTCACCGCTGTTGCTGCTTCCCCAGGACCAAACCAGTTCTTGATTGGCGGAACTTCTCAGATCACTGCCGCCAACCTATCTGCTACCATTGGAACCCTTCCACAGCTAACATCTAGCGTAAGTGGTAACGTAGTTACCGTTACGGGTACGTTCGTAAATCAAAGTGTATCTCTTGTGTACACACCATCTTCGACCACACAAGTTACTGTGGTGGCCTTTGCCGGTCCTTCCTTCGTAGCTGGACAATTTACAGCCTCTAGCGGCGTATCTGAAGGTGACACTGTAATATTTGGCCCTCCTTTCTCCGTATTGAACCAAGGTAAGTTCAGGGTTATTAGACAGTTCCACGATAGTATTTGGATCGAGAATCCTAACGTTATAGAGGAAGAGGTAACGCTCTCCGATAACCTAATCAGTCTTGGATTTGATGCCACCACGTCGTTTATGGTAAATGCGTCGAATAATTCCATCTATCTCAACTGGAACGGCGTAGGCACAGAGCCCCTGCTTGGTAATGCTCAAGTAGGTGACATAATTACTTTCGGTACCGATTTTGCTTCCGCCAATCAGGGCAATTTCATGGTTATTCGTTCTGGCGCTGCATCTAACCAGATTGCCGATATTACGCTTCCAGGCGGAGGCCAATTCGCCCTTAGTGGAGCTGGCACGTACTTCAAACTCAATAATGCTGCCAACGTGAATCAGTATTATGTTTGGTTCAACGTAAACGGCTCAAATACCGATCCGGCTCCAGTCGGACTGACCGGTGTTATGGTAGCCATTTTAAGCGGCGATACTGCTACACAAGTAGCTGCTAAGACTGCCCTAGTTATTACTGGTGGAACGGTTGGTATTACGGCGTCTTCGTCTGGTGCAGTTCTGACCACCACTTTGACTGGATTTGTAGAGACGAATGATCCAGTTAACGTGAGCGTACCTTCTCCTTTCAGCGTACAAGTAATTCAAGAAGGCTTCAGAACTTTCATAGAAGTCATAAATCCTTCTGCTGTGAACCAATCTGCTGTATTTGTGACTGGCGGAGTTCTCCAAGATCAAAGACCTCAGATGCAATTCTGGGAATACGAAGCTTCTGTAGCTGGCGATAAGTTCGTAGTTACCGGTAACGTTCTAGGTGCCTCTAACGCTGGTTCCTATGTCATAGTACAAGTTCTAGACAAGGATACCGCAGTAGTCCTCACTAATTTGGCTAACGTGACCAACGTAAGCCTCAATGGTAACGAAACTGCAGTATTCGTTCAAGAAGGCGTTGCGTATAATGGCTATAAGCAAGTGTTCCTATCTTCTGGCGAACCCGGTGCTCCTCTTAGGAATGAGCTTGTAATCAATACCAACGCGCAGTATCAGAAAATTAACGAATCTGCTGGCGTCCAAATGACTTCTCTTGGGAAGCTGAACTTCCCAACTCTGATCAAGAACGGACTAGATAGCTACAGATACAATACTGGACTAATTGCAGAAGCTAACAGAATCATTTACGGTGATCCTCGCGATCCTATCACGTACCCAGGAGTGGGTGCCGCAGGCGCAGACATTTTCGTTCGCGAACCTCTAACGCTGCGTATCCTGATTTCCGTGGATGTAAGGCTTTTGACAGGTGCTCCTTTCAACAACGTTGCTCAGCAAGTACGCTCTAACGTATCTTCGCTTATCAACTCTAATCCTGTAGGCGCTTCCATCGATATTAGTTCTATTATCAGCACTGTAAGAGCGGTTCCAGGAGTGCAATCAGTAGCCATCGACAGCCCTCAGTATGACTCCACCCACGACCTCATTCTCTTGGTTCCTGGACAAAAAGCTAGGGTGATCGATCCCACACTAGATATTTCTGTTAACCAGATTGGTAGCTAATTATGGCAGTAACCACACCAGCCCAAGAATATGCTAGGCTAAGGGCCTATTTGAATCCCTACGTCAGGGGTCCAAATGTGGACGCTGTGCTTAACGCCCTAGCTTCGGGTAGTTCTAGCTATTTGATCAACAATGCCGCTGCAGTAAATGATCAACTATACATCACCACAGCTTCTGGTCAATATCTAGACGAGCGCCTTGCCGATTTCGGTATTGTGCGTCCCCCAGCCGTAGGCCTTTCTGATGACGTGTTCAGACAGATCGGTATAGCTGTAAAGAACAGAAAACAGGTTAGGGATTTGATCAATAATCTTCTCGACGCTCTCTTCGGAGATGAATTCGTTCGTGCTAGCAATTCTTCGTCTGCCTTTGAGCCATACAACTTAACCGATGGCGACACTCTCATTATAAACTTTGATGAAGCTAACACTGTAACAGTTACATTCAATACGGCAGACTTTCAGAGTATCGCTGCCGCCAAGGCTCAAGAAGTCGCTGACGCTATTACCAAATCCATAAGAAACCAAGGCTTTAACGGCACGGCCATTGCTAAAAATGATGGCAATGGTCCTTACGTAGAAATTCTATCCAACACAATTGGTCCAGTGTCCTCCGTAACCATTCTAGGCGGAAGTGCTCAAAATCAACTCAAGTTTCCATCTACCG